CGGCGTCGCCAAAGCTGTTGCGCTTGCGCTCATCGTCCACCAAACCCGCGTTGGCGAACAGAGGCTCGCCAGCTCGGTTTTTGTCCGGCTTCGCAACCGGAGTGTGTGTCGCATCCTTGAGCGCATCGAGTGCATCCACTCCTACCGCCTGCACCGTGTCCGCAGGCAGCACATATTCGCCATCCGACAGCCGCGCCTTGATCGAGTCGCTGGTGCCGGTGCCCGGCCCGGCCACAAAGCCGCGCGGGCGTACCCGGCCGCCATCGGCCAAGCCCGCCTCCTTCATGCGCTGCTCGGTGCCGCGCATCCCGTTGTACTCCGACAGGCGCCCGACCCCTTCGGCGGGCGGGGCTTCGGCTGGCATCGGTTCGCTCGCAGCCGGCTGTCGGTTGGCTTTGACGGCGGCTCGCTCGCGCTCGCGCTGTGCACGGTAGGCCACCAGGTCAGGGTTGTCGTTGGCGCCGATGCCAAACAGCTTCTTGATGCCGCCGACGATGCCGCCATCGGCGAAATTGTGAGTCCGGGCCATGGCGCCGGCAGGTTGAAAGCCTCTCATGGGCGCACTGTGCATGGCGCACGGCGAATTGGCAAACCCTACGCGGGTGCGCCCATCACGCCAAGATGCTGTCCCAGTCCGTGATGTCGCGCTCGCTGCCGCTGTAGCCGGCCTTTGCGTGCACCTGGTTCATCAGGGTCGTGACCATGTTGCCAAACAAGTCCACAACCTCGTTGGCGTTCGCCATGCGCAGCTTGCCCAGGAAATCATCCCGATCCTTGGCCTGTCTTTCCGCGAAATCCAGACCAAACCGGCGCGTGGCCGCCTGGCGCATCAGCCCAGCGATGCGGGCCTCGAACCGCTCATTCAGCGCGTAGACGTTGTTGGCCGAGTCCATCACCGCATTCTGGTCATTGATCCACATCCCCCGCGCCCGCAGCTTCTGGCGCAGCATGTCCGCCACCTGCTGGTGCAGGCGCTTGACCCGATCCATGCTGGCGTCCATGGCGGCACGCGCCAGGCGCATTTTTTCGTCTCGCTCTTGCTGCAAGCGTTCAGCGTGCGTGCGTTGCAGCACCTCGGCGGCCGTCCCCACGCTGGCGGCACGCATCCGGGCCAGCGCCTCCATCATGTGGCCGTGCGCGAAGCGGTGTCCCGCAGAGGCCGCCGCCTCAAGCGCCTTGCGCTCTTCCGCCTGCCCCTCGCGCTGCGCCCGCAGGTATGCCGTCTCGGCGGGCGTGCGGTCAACCAATTCGTTGTACGAAAACCCGGCCGCCGAACTCAGCGCCGCCCGCATGAAGGCTTCCGCATCGGCCCCCGCCACGCCAAGGCCAGGGAACAGGTAATCCAGCTTCTCCAGGTAGTCGTCAAAAAACGACCCGACCACATCGTCCAGGAACAAGGGCAGCGGGGTCAGATCGGGCGACTCGCCGTCCAGGTTGGCCCCGGCAAGCTGGCCTTGAGCGCCGCTCCACTCCTGCGGGTAGCTCGCCTCCACGGATTTCGGACTCGTTGGAATGCCGGCCAGGGCGGCGTTGATCTGGCTGCCGACACTGCTGGCCATGGCCGATTCGGCCGTGTTGATCATCCCGGAAATCTTGTCGATCGCGTTGTAGACGATCGCCGCCGAGATACCCTGCGCGGCAATGCCCGTGGCTGGAATGGTTGCCATGCTTTCAGCCCCCAGCGTTCAGGTTGTTGCTCTCGCTGGCGGTCGAGGACACGCTGACGCCCGCGCTGTTCAGTGCCGCTGCCGCGCGCGACGAGTACCGCCGCAGCAGTTTGATGTTCGCATCGGCGCGCATTCCGTCCAGTGTGTCTGCCCGCTCGACCGCCGCCTTGATCTTCTGCGTCGCCGCTACCCGTGAATCGTCTGTGGTCATGATTCGCTCGTTCCAACTTTCCAGCTCGGCTGTGCGCAGTTCCGCCAGCGCGCGAATGGACTGCTCATCACGCTGCAGCCGGGTCAGATAATCGTTGTTGCGCCCAAACACGTCGAACATCAGGTTCATCTGCGTGAACACGTGCTCCATCACCGCGTCAAGCGCCGCGTTGTGCGCTCTCAGCAGCGCCTCGGCCGCATCGATCCGCAGCTTGTGCAGCTCGGCCGCGCGATCCGCCGTCATGCCAACATCCAGGCGCTCCACATGAAACGCCGTCACGCGCTGCGTCACGCCAGACAGCGCCGCCGTCGCACCGGCCGGCAGTGGCAGCGCGTAGGGGTTCACATCCACTGCCGCGCCGTACCCGATGGCCTGCGCCAGCCGCCTGTCTTGGCCGACGTAGCCCATCCCGTCGCCGCCATTGACCACGCCACGCAGCCACTGCACGGCAAGCTGGAAGCCAGGCCCAACCGGCACGGCGCTGCTCAGTATCTCGTTGAACTGCTGCGCCCAGTAGTCGGCCACGTCCTTCATCTGGCCGCGAAGGGCCTGGTCGTGCCTCGACACCAGCGTCGCCGCCTCGGCCCCTGCGTACTTGCTCAGGAAAGAACCGCTGTTTCCGCCACCGCCCGTGCTGACGCCAGACTCCGATGAAAACGAGCCGAAGTTTCCTGGCCCGAAGCGCTCAGCATTGGCATAGCTGGTCATCGCCATGTTCCAGGCCCTTACCAACAGCCAGTCGAACAGCAGGGCAGAAGGCAGCGCGCGTCCGTTCGCCATCTCAGATTCTCCGGGTGGTGCCGACGACGTGGAACGTCACCGAATCCAGCTCGAACGCGTCGGACTCGCTGGTTATGTCAAACGTGAAATAGCTGGTGCGAATGCCGCGCCCGACGTCGAAGCGCTGCACCTTCATGCGGTCGTCCTTGCGCCGCGCCTTGTAGGTGTAGGCACTTGCGCCGTCGCCGACCTTGATGAACAGCAGCCCCGTGGACGACACCCCGGCGTACACCGCGTCCAGGTGCTTGAGCGCCTGCGTGCCGAAGTCGTGGGTGCCCAAGGCCGCACCCGAGGCGATGGGCACCCCGGCATCGTCAGTGCCTTCCAGCAGGTACACGCCGTCCTGGCGGGCGCCGAAATGCTTGCTGCCAATGCTGGCGAAGCTGTTGAATCCGTACTGGTCATAGCGCGTGGTGGCGTTGTTGCGCGTCTCCACCACCCAGGCCTGACCGGTGTCGACCAAGGTGCTGTTGGCAACCCGGAACGCCGTGGCGGACAGGCGCTGCTTCGCGCCGATCTGCTCTGCCATCGAATCCAGCAGCGTGAAGAACGCCGAGGCTGAATCCTGCGCCGTGATCTGCTCCAGCGCCTCAGCGCCCGTCACCGCCTGGACGATGGCTGTGGCTGTACCGCCAAGATGCTCGACGAACGAGACCGCGACGTACCCGGCGTAGCCCATCGTCTGGTGCGTCAGTACGACTTCTGTGACGTCGATCAGCGGCGTCATTTCGCCGCCATAGCCGCCGAACCGGAGCGGGCCGATCTCGCCCGCGATCTGCGCGTAGCTCGTCTGCGCCGACGCCATCATGGACAGCGCGCTCAGGCCGACTTCGATCGTTGCCACTGGTGGCGCGGTTGCCGTCATCGTCAGGTATTGCAGCGTCGGCGCCAGCACACAATAGCGCACGCTCGGGTCTGGCTCTCCCATGCCGATCCAGCACTCCAGCGGCCCCACGTCGCCGATCACGGCGCCGTAGTCATCCCGGTCGGCGGCAACCATCAGCATGGCGGGGAGTGCGCCAGTCACACCTTCGCCGCGCCCGGAATCCATCCACAAGCCAGTGAGCTCCGCCGTCAGATCGGCCGAGGCAGCCTGTGAAAGCCGAGCCTCCAACGGCTGGAGCGCAGCGCTCAGGCTCGGCTCGGTGGCCCCATCGGCGGCCATCGTCACGCCGGCCATGGTCGCAGCGAGCGAACTGTTGAGTTCGTCTGGCAGCTCACCTTCCAGGAATTTCGGGTTATCGACCGCATCGAACGCGGTGTAGAGCGTTGCGTCGAGGACAAAATTCTCCGGCATGGTGAACTGCGCCGCGCCCAGCGTCAGGCCGTTGACCACCCAGCGGATCATCCCGTCGTAGATCATCGCCCGGACTTTGTCCGTCGTCGCGGCCCCCCGCGCCGCGAAGATGATGGAGTAGCTGAACTCCGTCACCGGCGCTCCGTAGCGCACCACGCGCACCGCGTCAGCCGTGAACACCAGCCCGTAGCGCAGGTGGCCGTAGCCGCTGCGCCCGACAGTCGGAACGGCCGACACGGGTGCGAAGCCAACGGCGACACCGCCAGGGCGGACGCCTTGTACATCCGGGACATCGAATTCGACCGTGCCGCTCCAGCCGGGCGGCAAACTTTCGATGCTGTGCGCTCCGCTGTTCCAGGCCAGGCCGAGGTCAGGATTCACCGCTGGGCGCGCGGGCGGGTTCGGGTTTGCCACTGTGACGGTGGACTCCGGCAATTGCGGCGACGGGCCCACCGCGATGCCAGACTCAGGGCCGCCGCCCGCTGCCCCACCGCCACCGGTCGGGCTGGGCGGCTGCGCGTCGCCGCTTGTGCCATAGCACGTTGTGTGCCAGTGGTTCGGCCTCCCCTTGGCGTCATATCCGTCGACGTAAGTGGTGCACACCTCAGCCATGATGCACATCCCCCGACACCTGTTCGTACACGAGGTTGATTTCCCCTCCGACGCACGTCGCTCCCTTGATACGCCACATCCCCGGCAGCACCGTGTAGATACCGCCGTACATGCCATAGCGCTCCGTTCTGAACGCCGCCAGGCGGGCGGTCAGCGGCTCGCCGGGCATGAAAGTCAGGAACATCGGATGTAGATTGCCGACAACCACAGCGACGTCGAACTGGCACTGCGAACCCGGCGTGGCCGCCGAACCTCCGCCGCCACCGCCCGCCGCTGCTCCGCCGCCACCGCCCGCCGCTGCTCCGCCGCCACCACCACCGCTACCGCCGCTACCGCCGTATGCGGTCTTGACCAACCTGTTAGCCATGGGCGGGCTCCTGAATGCGGCAGTCCAGTCGCCATGGGCGCGCCGGGTCGGCCGGCAGCTTGCGCCCGCGCGCATCGGCCAGCGCGATGAGCGGGTGCAATTCGCCCCGGTTGTATTCGATGGCCGTCTCGGCGACGTCTTGCTCGAAGCGCTGGTTGCCAGCGCCCCCGTCAAGCCATTGGCCAATGACGATGTTGCCGTCCACCCATGTTTCCGGCGGCAAAGGCACGCTGCCTGACGCCCACCAGTTGTCGCCGCCATCCTTCGACACGTAGATCGTTGCCGTGGGCGCGGCGCCGTGTTCGGCGCGTGCGGAGTAAACCGGCACGGCCAGCTCGTTCGGCCCCGTCGAAACGACAAAGCCGGCTCGAAACGGCCACGGCGTCGGCAGCATGCGGCGCTGCCAGGTGGCGCCGCCGTCGTCCGAGACCGCCAGCATCGGCCGCGACCCTGGGTATTGGAGTACCCGGCTGCCCCCGTCCTTGTAAACCCAGTATGGCTCGAACTGCATCCACAACCGCTTCTTTACACCGCTGTCCGTTCGGCGGTACGCCACCCCGCCGAAGCCGATCGGCAGGTACGGCACGGTGTAGGAGACGCCGCTCGATGTAGGTGCCATGAGGCCGTCGTTCAAGATGCCCTGGCTGAGCCCCGCCCCCTCCGTCGCCCCCGCTTTGGCGTGCCGCCTGGTGCGAGTGGTGGAGGCGAATGTCCAACTGTCCGGCCACGAGAAAACGAGCAACGCCTGGCTGCTCTCCACCAGCACACCGCCGTAGGGGCCGACGCCGAAGTCCCCGACGACGTTCGGTGTGTAAGTCCACGACTTGCCGGCATCCTCCGACCAGAAATAGACTGCATCGCTGGCCGTCGCGCCGAGACTGCCACTCGGCCCGTTCTGCATGACGTGCACCAGCACGCGGGCGGCCAGGCGGCTGGGCGTCAGCCGGTGCAGCGTCACCCCCCGCACCGCGATGTAGTTGTTCGGGCCGGCCGGGATCGCCGGCAGCGCGAGCTTGGAGAACTGCACATTGCCAGCCTCGTTCGTGCACATACTCGTCAGGCGGAACGCGCCCGAGCTCGCCGCATCGTGCACGTCGTCGGCGGACGGATACACCGCCACCAGCGACAGATAGACCTTGCTGCCGTCACGAGCCCACGCTGGCTCGGCCACGGCGTAGGTGTCCGATGCGTCCCCGCCGACTGGCGTTCCCGTCACCGCCGCCGCGTCCAGAGACGATCCGAATGCAGCCCCCGCGAACACGGCGTAGATGTATGAGGAGTCATACATTGCCGTCGAGCCGGATCGCGCGCTCGTGGATACGAATCTTGGCGCATGGTCTGGCAAGGCAAGGCCGCTGTGCACGTCGAACCCCAGCAGCACGTCCCCGACTCGCCCCGTGGCCGGGTCGACCGTCGATAGCTCGACCCGGGCAGCACGCAGGCCCCGCTGTCTTGCATGCCCTGCGCCATCCAGCGCTGGCGCGGCATCGGTAAAGTGCCGCGTGTCGCCCGCCTTCGTCAGTTCGCGCACCAGCATCAGGCGCCCGTCGCCCAGTGCAAACAGGCGCCGCTTGCCGGCGTTGCTCGTGTAGTTGGCCTCGTGGCTGCTTCGGTATGCCCGCAGCCGGTCTTGCTGGAGACCGCGATAGCGCGGAATGCGGGACTCGGTGTTGAAGGCGTTGAGTTGCTTGAAGGAGGATTCGGCGTTGTCCTCGTCGATCTCTGTCACGAACAGACGCGAGCGCTTGTGCAGCTTCGTGCCGCCTGGCGATAAAAGCCGGTCGCTGGTCAGCGCGGACAATTCGATCCGATCGACAGCCTGGATTTCCTCGAACGCCTGGGCCGTCTCGTGGAACAGGACAAAGCGCGCAATCACCCCGGTCTCGGAGTCCTTCTCGATGCGCACGAACTCGCCGGACTTCTGCACCCGGCTCTCGTTGTCGTCGAACGTGATGAATTCCGACCCGACCGCCACCATGGCCTGGAGCTGATCGCGCTCCTTGCCGTCCGACAAGCCGTTGGAGTCGTCGAAGATCAGCATTCAAACGGCCTCGATAGCGCCCAAGAACCCCGTCCAGAATGCTTGCGGCGGTTCGGGCAAAGGGTCACCGGGGAATACCACCGCGCGCCATACCTTGATCCGCGTAACGCCAGTGAGCAGCTCGCCGATCTGCGATTCCAAATAAATGGATTGCCCGCCGTCGCTAGACACATAATGATTGATGGAGAAATCAAAAGAGCCACCGCCGCTGTCAACCACGAACGATCCGGCAGCGGGCCCTTGAATCTCGACAAGAAAGTTGCTCGGAAGGAAGTCTTCTCCGTCTCCATCGCCCCAGTAGCCGTTGTCGTAGGTCATATTGACGGCCAGATTCGATCCATCGCCGTCAAACCAAATTACCTTCGGATGCCCCGAAAGCACCGTCGGAGCGCCAATGTCGTCAGGAACCACAAGATCGGTGACGTCGCGCGCCCCTGCGGCCGCTGCAGACGCCACTGCGTCCGCGTAGGAAACTGCCTCGCCCCTAAAAACGTCCCCAAAGTTGGAATACAGGCCGAAGTAGCTCCCGCCTGGATCGACGATCATCGTCATGACGATCAGCCCGGCAGCGCGATCGATATGAAGTTGATCGACTGCGTGTTTCCAGAGGTCAAGGCCAGCGCGCTGATGTTCAGCTCCGCCCCAGCCACACCAACACGGCCCTGTAGACGCGGCTCGGTGGTGGATGCAGCCGCCGTGTCGGCGCTTCCGACGAATCGGAAGAAAGCCGCCGTTCCGGTGGCTAGCACCGTGCCAGACCACGTTTCTCCGGCCGCCTTGCCGATGGCTCCAGAACCAGCCGTTCCGAGGTTCAGGCCAGCGGACACGCCGTCGCCGTACACCGTCAGCAGCTTGGTGTGCTTCAAGGTATCGATGGCCGCGTCCGCCGTGGCCGGGATGTCCGCCACCAAGCTGGCGTAGACGTGGATGAAGCCGCCGGCAAGGGCGCTTTTCAGGCTTCCGGTGTCGAGGACTTTGTTGCGCAGTCCGGTGGATGCGAGCAGTGCCATGGCGGCTCCTTAAAGTGAAATGAATTGAAAGCCCGACAGGACTTCGAGGTAGACCGTCTCATCGACGGGGCGAGGATTGGCAAAGCGCACCACCGACAGCAGCTTGCCGGTGCTGGCGCCCTTGGTCTGCACTGTCGAGATGAAAGCACCGTTCACCGTGGCCGCGCCCAGCATGTCGAAGCGCGCCAGCGAAGCCGCGTTGGAGCACGCCCCGGCCGTGACCGCGCCCAGCGTCAGCGGCAACCGGCCGGTTTGCGAGTAGTTCGTGACCTCGGTCACAACGGATGCGAGCGCCGCCGCTGTTTCCGTGCCATCCGGCGTGTGCGGGCCAGACCACAGGCCGATGTACAGCGCGGCCGGCCCCGCGCCGCCCTTCAGGTAGGCTGTGGCGATGTCGGTCAAGCCTTCATCCGGCACGCGGTTCGGCGTGCTGCGCTCGATGGCGACAAGATCGCCAGAGGCCTTCAGGCGGGTGGCCAGGTCGTATATAAACCCGCATTTCAGCGTGGCATTCATGATTGCTCCTTTCGAATGATTCGCGCCTGGGCGTAGGAGCCCACGCCCGCGCCGGTGTCGCTAGGCTCGGTCAGCGCCGCCACAATGGCGCGCATGCCGTCTTGCTGGCGCCACAGCGTCGCCGCCGCGCCTTCGGCCGTCAGCTCGATGTGCGTGTCCTGGATGTTCGCCAGCTCGCCCGTCGAAGCACACGACACAATGCCGTGCGCGCTCATCCAGTGCGCCCCACCATCGTCCCGGTATCCGGCCTGCTGATCGGGCGCACCGTAGTCCAGCACCGCCCGCATGGACTGAGCCGGGAACCCGCCTTGGATGAAATAGGTCTTGTCCGCCATCACGAACACGCCGGCTTCGATCGCCGCGATACAGGTGATGGGCGCCGGGAACAACTCGAAGCCACGCGCCGCATCGCGCAGGTGAGGCAAGAACGGCTCGCTGTAGATCAGCACCGAGTCCACCGCCACCAGCAAGCGTGCGCTGTGATGCGCGATGTGCTGCCCGGCAGGCATGGGGGTCAGCGCCTGGTCGCCAACAACTGTCGGGGCGGCGCTGCCCCATGCCGGCGTCTGGCCTGTCGTTGGGTGATACGAACCGACGCGAAGGCCGTCCGTGAAGTAGATGGCTTCATTGACCTTGGCGTAGCGCACCGACGTGACCGCGCCGAAACCGGCCGCCACCAGTGTTTTCACGCCTGCTGCATCGGTGCGGTAGATCGACCCCGCGTCACAGAACAGCGCAAACTTGCCATCGACCGGCGACCACAACGAGTGGCAGTCCGTGCCGGCAATCGCCTGGCTGTACCCGGTGCGTGTCTTCACGCCACCACGCGCCGTGATGTCCACGTTCAGCGCGTCACGCAGCAAGTGCCCAGAGTCATCGGGCAGCTTGAGCTGGTAGTCCGGCACGCGGTTGTCCATCCCAAGCGGGAATGGGCCGAGGCGCTGTGTTGGAGCAAGCGTCATGGCGGCAAGTCTCACCGCCAACCACTAGAGCGGCAAACCCTATGCGGGGTCAAATCGTCCGTATCGGCTACGGCAAGATTGCCGCATTGTGATGCGGCACATCGGCGCGCGTCACGCGCCGCAGGTCGCTGTCCGGCAGCAGCCCGAAGTAGCGCGAGAACGCATCTTCGGCGCGACCGGAGCGCTGCGCGTCGAACGTCTCCGCGTCCACCACGCTGAACGCCTTGTGCAGCGCCCACTGGATCAGGTGCTCGTGGTGCGCCTCGTGAATCTCTGGCTTATCGACGTCGTTGGCCAGCACCTTGAGCGGTGTGCGGTAGCACTCGATGACCAGCTTGTCGCCAGTCGTGATGACGCCGACCACGCGGATGCTGGTGTCATCCTGGATGGCGAACTCGGCCTGGCCTTGCTCGTCGCGCCAGTCGGGCATGTTCTCGTCCATCC